GAGTTGATAGAAATACCGATAGAAAGATTACTTTTATTCCGGACAAAGAGTAGAAAGGGTAGTCCGGAAGGCAGAAGTATTCTTCGAAATGCTTATAGAAGTTGGTATTTCAAGAAAAGGATACAGGAGATAGAAGGAATCGGTATTGAGAGAGACCTTGCTGGTTTCCCTGTTCTTACGGCGCCACAGGATATGGACATTTGGGACGAAGACGATCCGGAAATGGTTAGAGCTCGTATTCAAGGTGAAAAAGTTGTTCAGAGTATCCGAAGAGATGCTCTTGAAGGGATATGCAAGCCTGCCGGCTGGGAGCTGCAGCTTCTAAGTACCGGCGGCCGACGACAGTTTGACACTAATGGTATCATCGAGCGCTACGACACCCGTATTGCAATGACTGTACTTGCTGATTTTGTGTTGCTGGGGCATCAGCAGGTTGGGAGCTTCGCTTTAAGTAGTGACAAAACCGAGCTGTTTAGCATGGCTGTGGGTGCGTACTTGGATATTATCTGCGAGACGTTTAACAACAAGGCAATTCCGGCACTTATTGACCTAAACGCAGAAAACTTTAACGGCATAACTGACTACCCTACCATGGAACATGGAGACATAGAAGGAGCAGACATCCAGGCCTTGGCTGCATATATCAAAGATATGACCGGCGTCGGTGTTCTCGTACCGGATGATGGTATAGAAGACTTTGTAAGAGAGGCCGCGGGGCTTCCAGAAAGGTTGGGCGGCGATATGACTCCGGGACAAAAGCAACCAAGAAAACAAAATTCTGATGTGAAACCAGGAAAGGAAGCAGATTCAGATGAATTGGAGGAGCCGGAAGACGACGAGAAAGCTGTCACAAAAGCAAAAGAGAGGTTGGGGAGGTATGATTGATGATCCGGATCAGAAAATCAAAACATCGCCACTTAATATTCAAGGCTAAGAAAAGAAATTCTGCAGCTAAAAATATACTTGAAAAACTAAATTCATACTTAAACGCTGCAGAACCGGAAGCAGTGTATTTCCTTACAAGGATATGGAATGACCAGCAGCAGGCCATTACTTATAAGGAGCTCAGAGAGGCAATTCAAAACGGATACATGGATGAAAAAACACTGCAGGCATGGCAGCTTGACTATGCCAACTTTGTCAACGAACACCTGAAGCCCATATGGACAGAAGCCATGATGGCGGCCAACTCTGATCTTATGGCCAAACATCCGAATTACTTCTTTGATCCAATGAGTCAGGGTGTTCTGAAATGGACGAATGAGCATGGAGCACAGTGGGCAACCGTCATATCTGATGAGCAAAGGGAAGCAATAGCAGCAATGCTTGACCGGTCATTTAGTGGAAATTTTACTGTTGATGAGTTATCCAGGGCAATCCGGCCAGTCATAGGCTTGAATAAAATTCAGACCAAAGCAAACTTAAACTATTATCAGCATGTAAAAAATGCTCTTCTTGAAAATAATCCGGACATGAAAGAGGAAACTGCTATAAAGAAAGCGCAGGAAGCAGCTACAAAATATGCTGCCAAACAACATAGGCAAAGGGCATACACAATAGCAACCTCGGAAATGGCATTTGCCTACAACAAGGGAGCTCATGAAGGGATAAAGCAGGCGCAGGAGCAGTATCTTATTGGGAAGACGACTAAAACTTGGAGTACTGCAGACGATGAAGGTGTATGCCCAATTTGTGAAGCTTTAGATGGTGTAGAAATAGAAATGGATGATGATTTTGATTTTAAGGGACATGCATTATATTTTGGTCAAAAGCAAACACCGCCGGCTCATTCGCGTTGCAGGTGTGCAGTTATGTACGAAGAAAAAGAGCCGCCAAAATATCAACTAGTACAGGAGCAGGATATGATTCAAAACTGGAACCATGAAGATCAGATACCAGTTCCGGAATTACCAGAGCCAGGCATACCTACAATTCCAGAAGCAACAATACCGAAAGAAATGAAATATAATGGCAAGGTTAATATCGGAGGGACCGGAAAAATGTATTCCTACATTGATGGCAACGGGCAGGAATGGATTTTCAAACCGGCACAAAGCAAAAGCGGAAACCCGGAAGTTTTCCGAGTGTACATCCAGGAAGCAGGATACAAAATCCAAGGCATAGTAGATCCGGATACTGCAGTACTAGTAGGAACGGGAGAGATCGACGGTAAGTTCGGAGCCTTTCAGAAGCGGATCGCCTCCATCAATGATGCCATTGACCTGAAGAATTGGCAGTACACTAGTGACCAGCTGTCACCAGGAATCGCAACGCAACTGCAGAGGGAACACGTTACGGATTGGTTAATAAATAACCTTGATAGTCATGGTGGAAACTTTGTTATGGACAACACAGGAAGGCTAATCGGGGTAGATAAAGAACAGGCATTCAGATATATAAGCAAAGAAGGTAGTCAGCAGATGAGCTATTCGTTTCATCCAAATGCGACATACGGAGAAACAGAGCCTATCTACAATACACTATACCGTCGATTTGCAAAAGGAGAAATTGATCTCGACCTGCAGGATACCCTGACATATATCAAGCGGGTGGAGACCATACCGGACTCGCAGTATCGTGAGATATTCAGGGATTATGCAGAGTCTCTTCATGGCAAAGGAAAAATTGCAGAGGATTTATTGGACCAGATCGTTGAGAGGAAAGACAAATTGAGAGAAGACTACAGACAGTTTTATGCTGACCTTCTTACCGAAAGAACTGGAAAAAAGCAGATATTCATATGGGCGGATGAAGCAGCGGAACACATGCAGCAGCCATTGACTGCAGTAACCCACAGTCCGGAGACATTACAAAAAATGAATATGATTGAATTAAAACAGTTGGCCAAGCAAAAGCAAATTCCATACTACAGCCATATGAACAAAACACAAATAATTACAGCAATATCGGACCCAATAAAGGCACCTGAAATGAGCGCCCAAGTAAAAGATAGATTGGTAGCCAATGAAGCCGCCAGAAAGGCAACGGCAAAAGCTTCGGTGCCACAAAGGACCAAGGATATACTATCTGCAGAAGATATATTCAAAGATATATCTATAATTCCAGATAAGAGACTAGGCATACCAGTTGAGAGCGACAAGGGCAGTGTCGAAGGATTGAATCTTACCGCCAGAAGGATGAATATTGGTGGTAACGAAGTATATGAACTTTCAGGTAAGCTGACAAATCCTGCATGGTCAAAGACATGGAACAAGATAAAGCCAATTGCGGACGTCGAAGAATTAGCATTTGAATTGGCAGATGACACAAAGAAGGTATTCTCGGGAACAACCAAAATAAGTACCGGAGTATCTATCCGAAGCATTACAGTGGCTGATGGGCAAACAACCTTTGAACTCTATGTTGATGGTAAGACACGTAAATATAATGGATGGAGAGGGTTCTTTAGGATGAGGACACCTGTTACTGCAGACGGAACAGCAGACGCAGCTAATATGAAAAACATGCTCGAGAAGTTGGAACTTGATGATCTTTTGTTAAATCCGGATAATGAGGCGGAAACCATTTTGAAAAAGAGCCGTCTTGTATGGCAAAATGTGCCACATAGGATTCAAGAACTAAATGGTTTGACGCCAGAACAAATTCCGGATAAACTGGATATGATAATAAGACAAGAGAAGATAGATCCTAAACGTATAAATAATATGAAAATGGCCAAAGTTTTTGACGGGTATTCCACATATGTAGAGGATGGCATAGCAGATACCTATAAGAAGGTTGGTCTAAAATATGTATGGGCAGGGATATCAGATGGAGATGACATCGTTAAGGTTATTCAGAGCCCCGGTCTGATGTCGAACAACAATCGTTTCATAGCAGGCATGAGAAGAACCGGTGCAAGTCCAGTAGAAGACTTTAGAACCGGAGGCTCAGATAATGTATTTGTTAGGTTAGGGGTTAAAAATGAAAATAAACCCAGGTTTGATAATTGTTATCATGGAAACAGATACCGGATTTTGATTGACCCAAAGGTAATGGAAAGGACAGACTGGTATGCATTTGAGAATGACTCATTCGGGACCTCGGAAGCGTCAGCACTGGCAGATTGTCCTTCCCCGGTTGATTTCATAAATCATATGAGTACTAGCTACAAAAGCGGAAATGAAATAATGTTTCGACATGGAATAGCAAAAGAAAGTTTCATTGGGATATCGTGTCAGACAAATGCGTTACGTGCTGAGCTATTAGAAAAATTTAAGCAGGCACACATCACTGCAGTAAATGGTGTCCTGATTGAGGACTTTATAAAGGTGGGATCAACTATATGATAGATAAAAGAGTAGTATATATTTTCAAGCTTCCCGAAGAAGAAGACTTCACTGGGATAGCGCTTGATGTGCATACCCATAATGGCAACCTTCGATTTTTCGATACCAACAGAGGCCACGAAATTCCAGGCAAGGTTACGAATGAGGACGAGAAGGGGTTCATCTTTACGTCTACCGCAGGAGAATGGCATTTTAAGGTATTGACAATCGAGGAATTCAAGCGCAAATATTACAAGCTAGTCATAGACGGAGAAATAATGGCAGCTAAAATAAAAACTACAGAGGACCTCCATCAGTGGTATAGGATGGAATTCAAAATTTAGACGAGAAAGCCTCGTCTTTTTTTATTGAAAGGAGGTAAATACGATGGTTAAGTTCAATGATTTAGTAAATATTAAAAAAGCCCAGCTCCGCCAAAAAATAAAGACATCAATTCCGGGTATAATAAAAGGACAATTTAAGATCCAAAAAGCAAATGATGACAAAATGCAGGTCTTCGGCTGGGCTTATATCTGTGTTCAAGAAGATGGAGAACAAGTAGTGGATTATTCCGGTGATACTGTTGAAGTTCCTGAAATCGAGCAAGCTGCATATAAATTTGTAAAGTTCTGGAGAGAAGGATCTGATAACCACGAGCGTGGTGGTGTGGCTACTTTAATTGAGAGCATGGTATTTACGAAGGAAAAAATGTCAGCTCTTGGAATCACAGATGGAACTCTACCGGAAGGTTGGTGGGTAGGGTTTGAAGTTACGGATCCGGATGTATGGGAAAAGATTAAGAGTGGAGAATATAACATGATGAGTATTGAAGGAGAAGCAGTCAGAGAGGAAATTCCGGAGGAAGATTCCGAAGAAACCATATAAAAGTTAATAGTTGCTAAATTGAAAAGCATCGGACATCCGGTGTTTTTTATTTATAAAAAATCTTTAAAAGGTATTTAAAAAGGAGGGAAGACATATGCCAAATAAGCTTAAGGATCTAAGCATCACAAAAGTGGCATTTGTGCCTGCAGGTGACAATCCAAAAGCAAATGTGATGATTTTCAAATCAAAAGAAGCGTCGACATCAACCGAACCATCACCCACACCGAAAGGAGGTGAGAAATCAGAGGGTGGTGCTGTAAAGAAGTTTTTTTCAACTATCGCAAAAGCTTTGGGTATTGGAGATGAGAGTGTTGACCAAGCTGTCGACGAGATAGTCAAGGGGAACGAAGCTACGACATTTGGAGAAAAGATGAACGAAAGAAAATTGAGAAGAGTAGCAGATGAAATGTGGGATGTCTGCTATGCTTTAAACGATTCACTTTGTTCTATTCTTTTTGATGAAGAAGTGACAAGTGAAGAAAAAAATACTCTTATGGCAAAAAGCGTAGATGAGTTCACTTCTACTATTAAGGATTTAATTGCAGCATGGGCACAAAGTAAAGCTGCAAAAATCAGCAAAGCAGAATATCCAATGACACCTATAAGACTTGAAATAGCTGAATCAGCGAAAGAAAAATTAGATGCCATTATAGTTAAAGCCAAAAAAAAGGAAAATGGAGAAGAGGATGACACTAGTTTAGAAGATGCAGATTCTAAAAAAACAAAAATGAAAGGAGACAAAGAAGATATGAAGATTGATAAAAGTAAACTAACGCCTGAAGAACTTGCCGCTCTTGAAGCAATCGAGAAGAAAGCGGGAATTCAGGAAGAGACCCCTCCCGCTGGCAGCACTGCCACAGGCGTGGAGAAAGGAACCGCAGCACCAGCGGGAGCCCCTGCAGTGCCAACAGCCACGGCAACACCTTCTCCTGAAGGTGAAGATATTTACAAAGGATTGCATCCGGCCGTAAAGGCGGAACTTGAAAGACTTAGGAAGGCTGCAGATATAGCGGAGGATAGAGAACTGACAGAAATTGCAAAGAAATATGAAGTGATCGGGAAAAAGCCTGAAGAACTTGTAAAAACATTCAAGAGTTTGAAAGCGGCTGGCGGAGATGCATATGATCAAATGCTTGCAGTGTTGGATGCAAGCGTAGAGGCTGTAGAAAAATCCGGACTTTTTTCAGAAATCGGCAAAAAAGGCAATGGGGAATCTAATGCATGGACATCCATTGAAAAGCACGCTGATGAAATTCAAAAATCTATGCCTAATTTGACCAGAAGCCAGGCCATCGATAAGGCATGCGAACAGCATCCTGAGTTAGTACATGAGTATGAAAGCAAAAGAGAATAAAAGGAGGGATAATAATGTATATCAGTACAGGAATCAATGATAGCCCTGTAATAACAGGGAAAACAACCAGTGACATTTCTAATGGTACATTTCTTGCTACTAAATTTGACGCTAACGGAGGCATTGTTCTTGCCGGAGCGGGAGAAAATGCAATCGGCCTTTTGATTTCAACTACAGGAGAAGATGTAACAGTTCAAATCAAAGATATCGGCCTCTGGAAAACAGGGGCGGCGGTAGCAGCAGGCGCAGAACTAACATCTAATGCTAGTGGAGCTGCAGTTACGGCCGCAGCTGGAGACTACGTAACCGCAATCGCACTGGAGGCTGCCGAAGGTACTAATCAGATTATTAAAGTTCAAATCACAAAGTCAGGCAAATTGCCGGCTTAATCTAACACGAAAGGAGACAAAACAATGAAAGGAACAAGCATATCTAATCTTCAAGTAGAAATTGCAAAAGGCTGGAAGCCAAATGCCTACCTGTCAAACATGAGTATGGCATATTTTCAAGAAAACAGTGACTATGTAGCACCTTCTGTATTCCCAATTTGTCCTGTAGGTTTAAGCTCCAGTTATTATTACACATTCGGCAAAGCTGATCTTGCGAGAGATAACGTGGCACGTAAACCGGCATTCGGCAAAGTACAACCTGCGTTGATGGGACAAACAGATAACACATATAAATGTGAGGTCGACCAAGTTATTGTCGGAATAGATCAGATTGACCAGTTAAACTATCAGAGAAGCAAAGTACCAGGAGTAGCGGATCCGAGGAGGGCAAAAGTTAGGTTTGCAACAGAACAATTGAAACTCCATCTAGACATTCTTTTTGCACAGGGTTTCTTCAAAGAATCAGCATGGGGGAACGTATGGACTGGTGTAGCATCTAATCCAACCGGCAAACAATTTCTAAAATTCAGCGACGCTAACTTCGATCCCGTGAACTTCTTTGATGCGAGGATGAAGGAAATAAAGCAGCAAGGGCGTAGAAAACCAAACAGACTGGCACTTGGCGCAAATGCATATATTGGATTGAAAAATCATCCGGATATAATCGAAAGAGTTAAATATACCGGAAGTACTGCAAACCCTGCAATTGTAACAACAGCTGCGCTTGCATCGATTTTGCAGGTTGAACAAGTCAGGGTGCTTGAGAGCACATACAATGCAGGCGGAGTAGGGCAGGAAGACATGCAGTTTGTATGCGATCCGAACGCTGCACTACTTTGTTATGCAACACCCAATCCATCTATAGATGAACCAAGCGCAGGTTATATTTTCACTTGGGACATGCTAGGTAACGGACAGTATGTTGCATTAGACCAGTACGAAGGTGAAAAGGGTACCCATAGCGAGTTTGTCGAGGGACTTATGTCTACGGATATGAAGAAAACAGCTGATGATCTTGCTATTTTCTTCAAGGAATGTGTATAAACACAGCAAGGAGGTTAAAAAAGAATGAGTGATTATATTTGCGCTAAAGCGTGTAATTTAGGGGGTGTCGCCTATAACAAAGGCGACACAATTCCATCTGAAGCCGTTTTATCAAGCAGAGAAAGAGCATTGGTAACACAAGGATATATTACCCTGGTTACTCCAGATACATCCGAAACATCATCGCATGGGGAAAGTATACTAATACCTATTAAGACTAAAGATAGCGTTCTGGAAGTTAAAATGGAACCGAAAGATATTATAAATGCAGTATCAATCATGCAGCTTAATGCAGAGGAAGCGGCCAAAGCAATTGAAAAAGTAGATACAGAAGAAGTGCTCATCCTGATTGATGCAGTTGACATAAGAAAAACTGTTAAAACTGCAATTGTGGAAAGAGTAAATCAAGTGAAAGCTGAGGATGAAGAAAAAGACGAGGGCGAAAAGGAGGATAAAAATAAAAGATAGGAGTGATAAGTGATGGTTGGTACCTACACATACAACCCGGCACAAATCAATCAACAGGGAAAAGATAGAATGCGCTTTGAGCTCGGAGATACGATGGTGGAGGGGCATGAAGAAACCTGCGCTTTAAGTGATGAAGAATATTCTGCTATTCTGGAACTCTATCCAAACAAATGGAAACGTGCAAAGTTAGCTCTTATAGAAAGTATACTTCGCAGATTTAGCTATGAAGTAGATACCAAAGTGGGGCCACTTTCTTTAGGGTTAAAAGGGAGAGTGGAAATGTGGAGGGAAATGTATAAAGAGCTCAAAGCTGAAATAGGATCGTCCCCAAGTATTTCGGCAAAAGTTAATAAACCTCCATACTTTTATACAGGAATGATGGATAATCCTGTTGCTGACTGTAAGGGAAGAGATAACAAGTGATGTATCTTAGACCGGGAAATTTGTTTAAAGATTTTAATATTGAGAGAAAAGGAACAACTATAAGTACACGAGGTAGAGCAAAAAGCGGATATGACAGTCAGCAAGGAGAGCAGTTAAAAGGTGTTTTGGCAGATGCAAAACCGGAGGAAAAGGAACGTTGGAGACAACTTCAACACCCGATTAGTCATACAATAGTTCAAGAAGGTAAACCCAAGGCAGATCCGGAAGACTGTTTGACTCTTGGTGAGAGAACATTTTTTATACAAGGAGTAGATAATCCAGGCAGCCTAGACATTTGGACAATTTATTATGTGGAGGAGAGATTTGATGGAAATTAAAAGGGATTGGGCTAGTATTGATAAGAAATTTAAGAATACAGTTAAAGAAGCAATTGAGACTGTCAATACGCAGGCTGAATCTAGGGCAATAAGGGCTTCCAATGAACTTAGAAATTCTGCTCTCATAGTCTTACGAGGCGAGCGTTCAGGCCGTGTATATAAAAAAACTGGCACATATGGTAAACGAATGACTAAACAGACAAAAAAATTACTTAAAGATTATGGACACAAATTACGAGGAGGACAGTTGTATAGAGCGTCAGCGCCAGGAGAACCGCCAGCTGTTCTAAGTGGTGCTTTAAGGACGAGCTGGGGTATTAGAGCGACTGGAAATAGGCAAGGAGGAATAACTGCAGGAATTAGCACGAATGTAAAATATGCTCCTTGGCTTAATGATGGCACTAAAGATGGAAGAATAGCCCCCCGTCCATTTGAAGAACCAATCATCGAAATGGCAAAACCCAAAATTAGAAAAATTTATGGTGAGCCATATATTAAAAAATAGAAAGGAGGAAAGCCATGCCGTTAGTTATAGACAGCAACGAGAAAATTTTCGATTCAGCCAGCATACACAAAGGAGACCTGATCAGGGCAAAATACAATACATGGTCTGAACATAAGAACGGCCTTGTAACGGCGGTGAACAATAATAAGCTGACCGTTTTATTTTTGCCTGGATTAGGGAATGTCACAAATTATTTTATAATACTCGCTTCAGAGGTTGAGACTGGGAAATGGGAAGTTCGGTGGACAACTGATATGGAGGCTATCAATACCGAAGGTATGGCAGGCGAAGGACAATGACACTGGAGGATTTAATATACAATCGACTTATTTCCAACGAAATCTTAAAAAATAAACTAGCAAAATTTGATAATATGCCTGCAATATTCTATCAATCGGCACCAGGAGATCAAGCGGATGGCTGGAGAAACGAAAAGCAATACCCACGAATAGATTTTATTGTGGATATGCAGGCAAATCCGGAAAGACAATCATCCGGATTGATGACATTGAATATTTGGTGTAATGAAATTGGAATTCTTCCGGAGGAAATAGAGCCTGAAATAAGAAATGCGCTGTGTGATGTTTTTATGCAGCCAGATGGACAGCCACCATACTGCCTGGTATGGGCACGTTCTGACAGCTTCGAAACAAATAGTAGTAATGTTATTGGGATTACTGCTCTTTTTGACGTGCTGGCTTTTTCCATTCAAGAAACAACAGATCCGGATCCCATCATGGCCATAAACCACTTCATAAAAGATTGGGAGTCTGGAGTTGTCATAATAGGAGTGGATGCTTTACCAAACTATTTTATTTCTGATGTAAAAAGGCCAGCATTTTATTTTAGGCTTACAAATTTGGAATTAGATAGAGAGACAAATACTATCGCGTGGATGAATGCCAGCATAGCAGGCCATATATTTGTACCGACGGCAGAGGCGAGACTTAAATGGCTTAAGTATTTCGTAGATACGCTGGTAAATCAGGGGGAGATTACTATGCTGGATACTTCTCCAATGTTTATACGAAACATAAAAGCCGACAGTACGGCGGACTATTTAACAACCGGCCAATTAAGGATAAGTGTTCAATTTGGTATACTTAGAAAGCCAAAATATGCACATATCCTTACACAGCCCAATATGCAAGAATAGGAGGTTATGTTGTATGAGTGAGAAAAAAATTCCTTCCAAAGATGCAATAATTCAAGAATCCGAATATACGGTAGAAGAACTGGCCATGGCATCGGAATCCATAATCGGGAAGGGAATAATGCCCGAATGTGTACTAGCAGCCTTTCGGGTGGCAAAAGTTAAAAAGGCTACAAAAAATGAAGCAAAAGAAATTGTAACCAAATTTTTGAAAAAGGAGGTAAAGTAATATGCCAGTATTCACAGTAGGGGAAACCAAAACAAGACCTGGTGTCTATACAAGGTACGAAAATGCCGGGAGTACACCTTTAGCCGGAGCTATAAACGGAATAGGAGCCGCAATAATCAAATCAAATTGGGGGCCACTCAATCAACTTGTAACACTTGACGGGGTAGATTCAGTAGCGCCAACATTTGGGACAGACTTAACAGTTGATACAATAACTGAAATGTTCAACGGTGGTTGTAGCAAAGTAAA